CTTATTGGTGCAATTGTCGTTATTATAAAGAAGTTTTATGCGAATAAACGAAAGGTTGTAACCGAAGTGTTACATCATTCTACTTTTGAAAGACCTTCTGAGTTTGATGAGGACATTAAGGAACTAGAGATCGTTGATGGGGTTGGAAAGAATATGGTTCATCCCGTTCATTCTGAAAATCCTGAATCTTGGAATAAAGTACATCTACAGAGATTGTCCAATTTTACTGGTGATCCCTTGATATTGTATCAGAAACTTTCTCGAAATTTGAGGAGAGTTGCTGTTAGGAAATTGGGAGAGAAGATTGGACAAGTCACATACGGTTTGGGTGTTTGTGGTACATACATGTTGATTAACAAACACATTTTTGGAAAAAATACAGTTGCAGAAGTCGAAATCTATCAAGGATTTGATATCAAGCCTGGAGAAAAAGGCCAGAAGATTGTTGTGAATGTTGAAACTTCAGCTCCAATTGGAGTCGATTTTCTTATGATTAATACCGTTGGGCAACACTTTCATGATATAAAGAAACACTTTGTTCGGGGTAAATTTGAGAGTGGTCAAGGAATTATTCGTGGTGAATTTGTGAGAGTTAAAAGACATTCTATACGACAAAAGTTTTGTGATGATGAGGTGCCGTTTTATAGTAATGATTATTTTATATATAAAGTCGCTCACCATCCTGGTATGTGTGGTTTGCCTCTTATTGCTAATGTTGACACCAAAGGATGGGCAATAATTGCTTTGCATAGTGGTGGAGTTGAGATGCCTAATTTGGATAGTTATGGTTTGCCTGTTGAGATGTCTGACATTGAGCATGGCTGTGATTTTCTAGATCATGAGCTCGGACCTAAAATGAAAATTTTTTCAGAGGGAGCCATTGAGAAAATGCAGATGCCTAAGCGGAAGAGTGCAGTTCGCCATATTGATTTGGAATATTTACACTATGAAGGATCTACTGGGGAACAAGTCAATATTCATCAGAAGTCGAAAATCATGGAAACTCCTTATACTGAGGAAGCAGACGAATTTATTGAAAAGGAGTTCGACTTCCATAGCGACCAAAAGTTAAACAGACCGCTGATGGAACCAATGAGAAGAAATGGAGAATACATTGACCCGTATATTAACGGTCTTAGAAAGATGAATATACCAACTCCTTATTTGAAAGAAGAAATCATGGATGTTGTTATTCTTCGTTTGACTGAAAGAATAGTTGATGGATTGAAATCCAAAGGAGTTAAGAAATTGTGCCCCATTAGTTTTTTGGAAGCTGTGAATGGAGTAGAGCAAGATACTTTTATTAAAAGGATTAACGCATCAACTTCGGGCGCTTATGGATGGCCTGGTCCGAAATCTACTTATATGCCTTTAAATGCTGATGGTGTAACAAGAGAGCCCACTGAAGCATTACGAAGAGATTGTTTAAAGATTTTGAGAAGTTATGAACGCGAAGAAACTGCTAATCCTCTGCACAAAGTGCAATTGAAAGATGAACCGAGAGAACAATCTAAGTGTGAGTCTGGTGCAACTAGACTCTTCTATATGAGCCCTCTAGATCATTTAATTGTTTGCCGTATGTACTTGGCTCCGTTCTATTCGTGCATGGTTGCCAATGGAGATGTTTTTTGTGCTGGATTAGGTTTTAATATGTTGAGTGATGGAGACAAAATTGCAAAGAAATTACGAGATTTTAGTGACTATTTTCTTGAAGGTGATTATTCCGGATTTGATGTTTCATTTTCAGGTTTCATATCTTGGATGTGGTCTTCTGTTGTTTTAAATGTTCTTCGAGAATTTGGCTACAATGAATCTGCTCTTAAAAAAGTTCAAGGGATTTTGTCTGATAGCATTTATCCTATGATTACGTTGCTTACCGATGTTTTTATGAAATTTGGTATGGTACTGTCTGGGAAATATGCAACAGCAGAGTCAAATACTGGAGGAGGTCTATGTATGCTGATGTATGCATGGTATGCTAACCCTCTTTTAGCTGATAAAGATTTTTTTGAGTACGTTTTACCTTTGCTTTATGGAGATGATTTTCTTGTTGGAATCAAAAGAGGATGTGAAGATACTATTGGTGAACTCTTTAACAATTTGACATATCAGAGAGATTGTAAAGAGTATTTCAACATGAAAATCACTCCATCACAAAAAGACGGAGTTTTTGAGAAATTTTTGAGCTTTGATAATATTTCGTTTCTGAAAAGAAATTTTGTCTGGCATGATTTGTACGGAAAGTTTGTTGCGCCATTGAGTCTAAATTCCATTAGGAAGTCTTTAATGTGGTATATGCCGTCTGTTGCTGTTACACGAGAGCATCAGACAATTGCTTCATTGAGTTCTTCTTTATGGGAGTTATTTCTCCATTGTAAGTCGCGTGATCAGTTTGAAAATGTTAGGAACTATTTCTGTGGATTATTGGAAAGACATTTTGGAAATACAGACGGAAATCTTTTGTTCCCCACATATTTTAAAATTGGATCGACTACACGTTTGCTGCAGTATAGTGAGGATGATAAATCAGAGAGTTTTTATCCTGATGGTGATGGTTCTACTGTTTCATGTTTACCTGCAGGGGAATTGAGTGCCTTTAAAGACTTGTTAATTCCATCATTCGAACAGGAAAATGGGTGTATTTCTGTTTTTAATCAACACTCGCAAAATACCAACAGTTTTTAGATTTGAGAGATTCATTCCGCTGTGAATTAGAGGAGGTAGAAAAAGAACTTGCTGAGGAAAAACTTGACCCTATAGTTGATAGTTATAGAGTTAGTCATGACCCCCTCTTTAAACGGCATTATTTGGAAATCGCGATTGAACACAGGAGACTATTGGATCGAAAGGCCGACTTGGAGTCAACGTTGGAAATGTTGGAGAAGAAAATACATTTCACTCGCGTCGTTAACACTGAGTCAATGCAAGAAGGATCTATTGATGTGGAAATGAAAGTACATGAGAATTTAACAGATGTTGTTGGAGACGATGTTTCGTCCACAACTGCTGGAAGCAGTCAACAACCGTCCACTGGACAAAGGAATCTGTTATCAATAGATGATTTCT